TATACGCCATATTCAGCACTTGCCTTTTTTGGCAAGGGGCTTACATATACAGTCCCGTCCCCTTTGATCTGTAATCGCCAGTTAATGGCAAGCAATATTTTCTCGACCATTGACAGATGATTTTCCCCATCCTCTGCAATAATATGTTTCTTGAGTCTGGGTGAGTTTGGCTCATATTCAAGCGGTGCAGGGATCACCCCCAACAAATCCTCGATCAGTACCGTTCCTGTTGTATTTGCCGATGCGTACCAACCCCTTGGTAAAAGCACATCCTGTGCAGGCTTTAACACCGAATAGCATTCCAGAGTATTGCTGACCAATCTGCCGTTAATGCTGTCGGAAGGACTTGTGGCAAGCCCAGTAAATATCGGTGTATGTGAACTTGCCCCGTCCTGTCTGGCATCAAGCCAAATCCGTATCCATTTTTCGCCTTGAGTATAGTTAACGCACCCTATATCTGCCGATTCTCTCAACTCGCCAATCGTATGCGATATATTACCAGATGTGATCTCAAATCTTTCTATATCTCTCCAAGATAGAGGATCAACAAATGTGCCATAATATCTTGCCTCATAGCCTTTATTCCAGTCCATATCTTACTCCGTGTCAAGGTTTATTCCGTCATAACCCTGTGGGTCAACTCTTGTTATATCAAGGCTGTATTCCGTTACAAGCCCGTATTTGTCGTGGCTTGATGATTTGTTTACATTTACATTTGCGTGGAAATTAGAACCGTCTGTCATCCTAATATGGCAGATATCTGGGTACTCTGCCAGTCTGCTCAACCCTTCTATGATCTCTGGCTCAAGTGGATTAAGCAGTACGGCTGTGATGTTTGAGTTTCTCTCAACCGCAGGATTCCAATCTCCCTGCACGCTACCGCCAAGGTATTTTGTAAGGGTGAAATCCTTGCTCCAGTTATGGCTCGTATCTACATTATAATACAAATCGATTCTATCCGTTCCAAAGTCAATGATCGCCTTGTCATAGTTATACAAGCCCTCATAATCCGTCCACGCAAATGTATTTGCGGAAGTGATATAATCACCGTTCTTGGTCTTGAATACCACCCTGTAACCGCCAAAATCGCCAATGGTCGGATATGGATCTGTATATGTCTTTCCGAATGCTCCATTTGGTACGATCAGTTCTGGCTTATCTACCGATAATCTGTAAATTTCGCAGTAGTCGCCAGTCGCTGTTCCGCTTGGTGCTATAGGCGATATTAGGGCAAATCCGTTTTGATAAGCGACAGTAGCGGTAGGTTTGATCGCTTGATGTGTCCAATGTACTTCAAAATACTGTCTTGCCGTATCTTTCTGCCCATAGGAGTCGGATACAGTAGCAACCAGATTATAGCCTGCACCATCGTCAAGATAACCGATCAAATCTTCGTTATCTATTGTAAATGATCCTGCGCCTGTTTGGGTCTTATAATAAACCGTTTCACCCTCATATCCGTTAAATACGTTCTCATTTGGTCGCTCCAAAAAGTAGGAACTTGCTCTTTCAATAGCCAACTGGCATATTGAGGCATAATCACCGCCAGTTACGGTCACGGTTAACGGCACTTCTTTCAATGCCTTGTAGGTTCTGCCGTCTACCGTTTCATTTACCAGACTCGTTGATGATACGCTTGCAACGATCGGCTCTTTTACTTTGACCGTTACCGAATCGCTGTAATCGGAATAACTGCCAGATGCTGACTTGACCCTCAATGCCATCGTGTAACTGTTACCGCCGGTCCAACCCATATCTTGGGCATATAGGGTAATATGCTGTGCGCTTGTGGTTCTTGCCAGTTCCGATCCGATCGTTGTTCCGCTTACAGATCGTAGTTCTGCATATGCCTGCTCCGATCCATCACCGCTTCCATAGTTCCAAGATATTGTAACCTTGCCCTTTTCGGTGATCGTACCGCTTGACAGCGATAATACTGGTTTCTGCGGTGGCAATGTCAAATCAACCGCTACCTTATCCGAATAAGGGCTGTACGCTTCATCGGCAATATGCCTTAATCTAACATATAAAGTCTTGCCGACCTCGACATTGCTGATCCTTACGATTTTGCCTTTGTTTACCTCAAGGAAAGTTTCTGGCTGATCTGTGCTATCCCACGCAGTCTTGGAGTATGCCCAAGATACCTCGGTGGAGTCTGCATCATCCCAGCCCCAGTCCCAAGTGACTCTTACATCGCCTGTTTTCCGAAACTCTGCATTGATATTTGTTGGGGCTTTGGGAACATTCCCCGTCATCCAAATTCTGCTTGACTCCATATCGGTTTCCGTAGCAGATACCCCAGAATATTTGCCTACTATAGCCTTTGCACCAAAACTGTATGCTGTTTCGTCAGTAAAATTTGGAAGAGTTACAGAAACTGATGTCTGACCATATGGAATGATTCCTATATCTCTTCCATCGGTGTAATGCTTTGCTCCTTTGTAACGAATATGCAAAAACAACTTGGAATAATCTTGATTTCCAGTATAAATGCCTGCACTTGAATTGTTGGTTACGGTCACCGTGGCGATTCTGTTGTTTACTGATACCGTAGGAGTTGACGGGTTCGCCAGTTTGCCGACTCTTAACAAATAGGGCTGTCCATACTGTATATTTGCATCGTGTTTAGTATTGACACGCACATAAATACATTGATCATCTGCCAACGCCCCGTCAATCCTAAATACTGCGGTATCTGTTCCTTTTGTATCTGCCGAAATATTTGCATCTTGCCAACTTGGATTTGTAGGTATTTTCATATCCTCAATCGGAATTGCCTTTGTATACTGTACGACTGTTTCATCGATTGGATATGCTACAGTTCTTGATGCTTTCCATTTGACTTGGCATAAATACCCATACGATTTCGCTGTTGATGAGCATTTGTTTTCTATTAGATCGGCTTGCTTGGGGCTTGCATAAACGTGTTTGGCATATACCCAGTCCGATGATCCTGCAACACCCCTTGACCTTACTCTAAACCATCTGGTATGTGATCCGCTTGATATTGTCGTGGTATCCTCTGTGATGGATTGACTTCCGCTTGTGCTTGTACCGTCACCGCTTTGATACCCTGTTGCGGAACTGTTCCAAGTCAGTTTTGATCCGTCAGTTTCGTTGCTTTCCGCAACCCTTATAGACTGCCACTCATATTTGGTATATAAATACCCATCGTCTGCACTTGTAGCAATGCTCCAAGCAAAAGTGGTTACATTAGATGTAGTCAAAGTGGCGGTCAAAGACGGCTTTTTAGGTATCTTTAAATCAAAAGACTTTGATACCCAATCCGACATTTCTGGAGTGATGGTTTTTCCGTCCTTTGTGTACGGGCTTCTTTTGCCACGCACTCTAAACTGTACTGCCTTAATAAAATTATTGGTATTCGGATAATAGTTCGCTTTGGTGAATGTTACATTTGCGGTGGTGGCAGATGTTCCAATACTTTTGTTCTGCCAGTCAGCCCAGTCACCGTTATATTTCTTTCTGCGCCATTGCAGATTCTGCCCTGCACCATAGTTATCGCTTCCGATCTTCCAAGAAAAAATAAACTTGTATCCGTCCCTTGTTACCGATAATCCGCTTGGCTTCTTTGTCTTGCCCATTATACCGTCCTCATATCCATTCTTAATCTCCGTACAAACCTATCTGTAAAGTCCTCTGGATCTTCTGCGCCGTCTACCGTTATGTAGTTTACTATGCTTACTCCATTGGTAGCGCTTGCCGGTCTCTCTACATTCATAGAATATTCGCCATCATATTCTGGCATTATTGAGTCGAAACTGTTCTGCACCAGATCTTCTCCCTGTTCTAATCCGAGTGCGAGTCCTTTTACAATATTTCCTCCTATGACGTCCCTTGCCCATTTGGAAGGCGATGATATTCCAAATAACTTTTTCAAAAAGTCTTTTACGCTTCCTACCCAGCCGGAGATCTGGTTTTTGATCCATTGTAAATTGCCTGTGATTCCGCTCCATATTCCTTTGACAATTTCCTTGCCTATGCTCCAAAGCCCTGTTATTGCATTACTAATATAAGATGGTATCTTTGATGCGAAGCCTGCTATCTGCTCTTTTAACCAACCCCACATATTCGAAACTCCGGATACAATTTTCTGCACGACTTGTGATCCTGTTTCTGCTATTGAATTAAACATTCCGGCGATGCCTTGAATGAATGCGGAAATAATCTGTGGCGCTTGCCTAACTAATACGGGTACGGCTTTTATGATCCCGTCTACCAGCGCTAATAATAATTCGCCTCCACTTTTAATGATCTTTGGAAAGTTCTGGGCTAACGCTGTTACTATTGATGTTATGATCGTAGGCATAGCCTTGATTAAATCCGGTATGGCTTTCGTGATCCCGTCTACTACGCTTGTGATTATATCCGTCCCAATGGATATAATCTTTGGCAAATCTTTTATAAATCGCGTCGCCAGATCTGTTATAAGTTTAGTCCCTTGCGATAATAATGCTGGTGCGCTGTCGAGTATTGCGTCTGCGAGTCCTCCGACTATCTTTTCGCCTAATTCTAAAAACTTGGGTAATTGTTTGCTGATTTTATCGGCCAGATCTTTTACGCCTTGCACTATTTGATCTGCTCCAGACATATCTCCGGTAAACACAAGCGCCAGTCCGTCTGTAACTTTTGTAAGCGATGGCAAAAAATCTCCCATAAAGCGGTTTTTGAGGCCTTCTGTCGTCTGGCTTAATGTGGTCAAACTGTCGTTAAACTCCGCCGAGGCTTTTACGGCTTCGTCGCTCATTACCATTCCGTAGTCTTGCGCCTTCTTTAACAGTTCTTCGGTGCTTTCTGCGGTTTGGTTGAATAGCGGTGTTAATTCCTGTCCGCTTCGACCGAATAGCTTGTTGGCCAATGACGCTCTTTCTGCCGAGTCTTCCATTCCTTGGAATGCTTTGATCGTTTTTTCAAAAACTTCCTCTCGACTTGCGCCTTCCAGTTCGTCCATAGATATTCCAAGTTTTTCGAAGGTCTCTATGGATTTCTTGCCTCCGTTCTTCGCGTCGTCCAGCTTGTTTGTAAGCGTTTTTAATCCGGTAGACATAGAATCTATGTCCGCTCCGGATAACTGAATTACATAGTCCCACTTCTGGTAGGCTTCTGTTGACAGGCCAAGCTTCTGCGACATTTTGTCCACGTTGTCTCCGTAGTCCGCGACTTTCTTGCTGTTATATGCAAATGCTCCGCCTAATGCAGTAACGCCGGCGGTTACGCCGGCTATTACCGCTGTGCCTCCTTTTATAAATCCGCCTACTTTTGATCCGAAGCCCTTTGCCTTTTCTGCCGACGCTCCCAGTTCTTTTTCATATTGAGTTGTATCGAGCCTTAATGTGGCTACTAAATCAAATAGATTCATAATAATCTCCGTTTAGCCGTTCTTTAAAACTGTTTATGATCTCATCAGCTGTTTTCTGTGCCTCCGGCGTGGCTTTTATTATATCGTCGAAGGTTTTCGTAATTTTAACACCGCCATACACTTCTGCCAGATTATTCACATTGTGCATCGACAAATTGGCCATATATCTTTTGTACTCGTATTCCAGTCTGTCTTGCCGTAGTCTTGCCTTGTAATAGCAAAGAAACGGCTTTATCTCAAGCCGTCCTCTGTATTCTCCGTAGCAGAGCCAGAAGGTGTCAAGGCTTCGCTCTGACCCTGCATGATAAAAAGGCTACTTATATCTGGATCGCTGGCGATGTCTAATACCAGTCGTATCAGTTTGGTAGGTGTGGCCTCTTCTTTGCTTTCTTTCATTAGTGGTTCATACATATCCAGAACATCATTCTGGTGGTTTTTCAGTATGTATACCGCTATTTGCATTCCGGTCTTGTCTCCTGCGCCGATATAGGCTTTAAAATCCTCATCGCTTACTATGTTAGCCACGGGCATCATTATGTCTGCCAGTACATCTACGGCTTCAACGCCTTTGAAATCTGTTATTTTCACCTTTGCTCCTCCCTTATATAATTACCCCTCAACGGAATAAAATTCCATTGGCATTGTATCCTGCGCGGAGCTGGATACGTGGCCTGTAAACTCCAACGATACCTGCCCTTTTCCGTTTTTGGTGGTCTGGAGTGTAAAGCCTCCTGTTGATAATGCGTTAATAAGTTTGATCGCGAGGAAGCCTCCGTCAGCTCTATCGCCTACCCACCACAGGTCGCTGAAATCACTTTGCGCCAAGTCTCTCCTAGGCGTAATTTTTGTACTATCTGTAATGTCGCCTGCGCCTAAAGCCTTCTTTATGAGTGCTGGGCTTGTTCCGAGTGCGGTCGCTGACATCTTGCAGTCCCAGCCTGTCAGTTTCTTAAACTCCTTCATATTGTTGGGCGCGTTGTCCACGTCCTCCGCAATATCTTCGTATGTGGGTACGCAAGAGGCGTTTATGCCTCCGGTGGTGGCGCATACGATGTTCGCGTCGGTTACTGTTGGCGTGGATGGGTTAAATGTTGTTAAGAGGATACCAGCGTCCAACTGCATTTCTTCGAATGCGTCCTGCGATATTTTAGTGTAAAGTCCCATAATATCTCCTTTAATTTTCTGTCAAAAATTCTACTATTACGCTTATAAGAATACGTCTTACGTCCGGATCGTCTGGGTCATTCATTCTTTGGGCGAATACTTCTCCGCGTCTTATTACCATATAACCTCCGGTTATAGCCGTGATATAGAAACTATAACTGATCCTCGCGGAAATTGTGTCTGCCATCTGCGATATTTCTCGCCAACTGCTGTCCCTATACCACAGCGATGCTGTCATTGGTATATTTGAGTTGACCGAATCCGTAGATGCCTCAAATGTAATATAAGGCATACTCACGTCCTCTGGTACTGTGTACTGATCAAACGCCGGTATGCCAAAACTATTCCAAAAACTATTAATCGCCTGCGACTTGTCCATTTAAGATGTACTCCTCTGCCGTTACTTGTCTCATATTCAGTGTAGCGCTGTCCGGAGTGTATTTGTCGTCTCCGTCCGAAGTTACTCTAAATATCTTCCCGTCCCTTACTCTTCTAAATACATCGTGGTATTCCAGAATAAGGTTTTTGCGTGTTGTAATTGTGTACAGCGATGTTACTCCCGCTTGGTCAGCTACTCTTGCCTGCATAGATGTGTCAAATGTTACGGCGCAATCGAAGGAGAAGCCTTCTCGCCATATTATATCATAGCCTCCGTATCCATCGTCTGCTGTGGTCTTGTCAAGTTTTACGCACTTCTCCATTCCTGCGTCTAATAAGCTCACTTTAACTTCCTCCATCTGTCAAGCCTACTTTTAAATATATCTCTCCAGCCTGCTGTTGAATTTCCGCTACTGCTGTTGCCGGTTGCTTTTGTGTACGAATATCCTCCAAACGACTCGGACTGGAACGGCGACATAGCCTGTGATCCAGCGGACATATATTCTTTCTTCCAAGCTTCTATTTCAGCGTTTAGGGCTATGACTTCCGCAGGGACTGCCATAGCCCATAAGCCTCCGTGGTATACTTCGTCCCTTAACTGCCTTTCTGGGTACTTGTATACTCCGTCATTAAAGATGCTTCCGACTATGCGGAAATACTGACCATCTTGTAACAAGTTTGTTTTGACGTTGCCGTCCTCAATTTCGACATCGCCAATGTACACGGCATACTCGAAGAAATTGTTCAGTTCCAAGCATAATTCGTAAAGCATTTTTTACTCCTTTACTCGCCGTCGCTCTCGCTCGCGCTGATAGTTCCTTTTACAACTCCCTGTGCATACTCGACAAGGAACTGAATGCCGGACATAGCAAGCATTTCTACCTGCGCTCTGTTCTCTGTGGGATAAGAGTGTACGCCGATGTATCCAGTCTCGTCTGTGGTAAGGTTGAATGCGTTTGCAAGGTCGCCTCCCATTGTAAGATAATACATAATGAGGTTGTCTTTAGCGGTGGACACTACAGATCCCTGTGTTACCTGTGAGTTCATAATTACAGTGCCGAGTCCGAGGAAATCTTCGATATAAGTCATTCCGAATGCGGTCTGGGTGCTGATCGTTGCAGTAGCAAGGTAGTCTGCGATGTCGAGAGGGTTAACAAAGTGTACCGGCGCAATAGCGTCGTCCTCGAATAATACCTGTAACTGTCCCCAAGTCTTTGCCAGTACAGCCTGTAAGGTTGTTCCGGTTACTGCGGTTGATCCTGTGATAGTTCCGTTAAGGAAGGTGAAGAAGTTTGTTCTAATGCTCTTCTGGATATCGCTTACCATCTTCTTATCGGTCTCTGTTACAGCTTCTGTGTAACCGGACTTCTTGATGGCTTCTGCGGTGGTCGCCTTTCTCCATTTCATCAGTCCCAGTTCGCCAAAAGGCACTTTATTTCTCTGGTACTGGGAAAGTGGAATGATGTCGCCTTCTGCTACTACTCCGGATTCGAGAGTTCCGGTTGTGGTGTAGTAGTACATTGTAGTTCCTTCCTGCATAGGGATCTTTCTGGTTACACCAAGCGCCTCGATCAGTTTAGGAAGGAAATTGTGGGTAAACTGCAGAACGAAGTCAACTTCTCTTACCTTCGCCATCTGCGCCTGTTTGATTACATTGGTTTCAGCAGTTGTTAAAACATTTGCCATAGTTTGATCTCCTTTTTACATTGTGAATGAGTCGAGATTTTCAGCGATGGCCTTTTGTCTTTCTACTGGGTCTTTGATCGCTAATATCTCATCTGTGGTCTTTTTCGCGCCTGTTCCTTTAGGCGGTGTCTTTGTGGTCTCGCCTTCTGCTTTTGTCTTTACAATGAAGTCAGCCCACTCCTCTTTGATGCTGTCCAGTACTTTGTCAGCGTCTTTTATGTCGTCTCCGTCAAGCTTGAAATCATCCAGTTTAGTAACGGCTAAAATTTTGCCTACGAGTTTTTCGCTAACTCCGGCTTTAGATAATAATGCTTTGTACGCTGTCGCCTTCTTTTCTGCAGTCGCCTTATTCTCGAGATCCTTCTTAAATTCCTCAAACTGTGCTTTAATCGCATCGTATTTGATCTTGTAAGAGTCGTCTTTGCTGGTGGCGCTTTTCAGTTCCTCCAGTTCGGCTTTTGCTGTCGCGTAGGCTTCTGCGTCCGTCTTGTATTTCTTTATATCTTCTTTTAGCCCGTCTACGGTCTCCGTGTGTGCTGTGATAATTTCGTCGATTTTGTCCGCTTCAATTCCCAGAGCGGATAAAAACTTTCTTGTTAGAGCCATTTGTTCCTCCTTTTCTTCGTAGGCATTCCTTTGCCATTCGGTCGTAGTTAATTATAACAATATTAAGTCGTTTTGTAAAGCGTTTTTAGGCCTTAAATCGCCGTTTTCAACGTGTTTTTAAGGCTTCTTTAGTTCTTCTTCTATAATCTGTTTATATGTGCCTAAATTCGCTTTTATTGGAGCGCTCATAAAGTCTCGCGCCTTTGGGTATTTGCTTGTCCCGAATTGCACATATTTAGCGTATTCGACGTTTGTTCCGATATATACTGCCGGTATATTGTCGTTTGGCGCGAGGCCAAAATATGATCCTTTCATCAATACCGCTTGGCCATTTATAATTTTAGCCTTGTCTGCCGTGTATGATCCGATATGCGCGCCTTCTCCGCTTATTGCGAAGGTGATGCTATTCCTTAACAGGCCGGTGTCTACTGCTCCGAGGCTTGTTATCTCGTCGATTACGTTTCCGCTCGCTTCGAGGCCTACCGCCGTCAATACGGCTTTTTTCTTTTCCGTCAGCGCATTCAGCAGTTCGTCTATGTGTTCGTTTTCTATGGTGAAATCAGCCATTTTTTCGTTTTTTCTTTTCTCGTTCGTTGTACTTCCGGTTTTCCGCCTTTATGTCTTTGATCCGCTGGATATTCTTGTCAAAATCCTCCTTTGACATTCCTGCGCTTCTTTCTCCCCTTACATACCTAATCGTACATCTGCAGTTGTATACTTCTTCTGGGTCTCCGTCTGGATCTGCCGGAAACATTAGCCCGTTGGAAAACTCCTCATCTATGTCTACGGTTTCTCCGTGTAAATGTCTGTGGCTGGCTCTTGTTCTGTCATCGAATGTCGCTACCCATCTTTTTTTTACGGATATTCCCAGTTTCTCTGCTTCATATCCGGTCTCCAGCTTACCCATATTGTGCGAAGCTGTCATCATCGTCCTCGCGTTCCGTATTGCCGATGTTTTGTTCATTCCGACAACCACTTCCAGCCGTTTCGATAATTTCTGCACCGATTCGCCTTTCATTGCACTCTGTAATAGTGCTGATCTTATTCGATTTTCATTCCACTTCCGGTCTTTGGGTATGTCTACTTTTGATTTTGGCAACAGGTCTTGATTGTCTTGGGCTATTTTGCTTAACTGTTTGCGGTCAAATACTTCAAACTCAAAATATTCTCCCAGCTCCTTCTTCGCTTCTTGGCAACCGAACAGAAACACTTCGGAAGTGTCGTTGTTTATGATCTTTGAGGCCGTCTCGTTTGCGTTGGTTATGTCTTTCGATATTTCCTTCGCCATTTTTTTAGACCAGTTCATTGTAAACATCTGGTCTTTATACCATTTCTGGTACTCTTTTTTGCTTATTTCACCGGCTTTAACCTTCTTTTGCATCAGTTGGTTATCTTTGTTAAAATCCTTCGTGAAATAGGCGATTTTTCGCCTTACGACGGCCTCGGTATCTCTATATTCTTTCGTTAATTTCTGCTCCAGTTCCCTCAGCAGTTCTTCCTCTGTCATAGCTCAACAACCTATCCTCTACCAACCCACTTAATACTTCTTCCGTCTTGTCTGCGTCTCCAAGCAGTTCCAGTATTTTCTTTGCTACATATTCGTCGTTTAAATACTGTGCGCTTGCTATTACTGTATCTATCTCTTCCTGCGTGTTGACGATTTTTGATCTCGTATACGTCGGCGTGTCCTCAATGCCTAACAGCTCGAGTATCTTTTCTATAAATTCCGTGATCTGGTATTCCAAGTCGTCTGCCTTGGAGTTTATAGGCTCATACGATGCTTTAATCTGGGTGGCCGTTACCGCTCCGTCTGCGATATTCTTTGTGTCCAGCGCCATCGCGTCCTCGTACAGATCCGCTCTTAATCTTTCCAGCAGTTTCTCCCTGCCTTCTATTGGCGGATTTATGGAATGTGGCTCTGCTGTAACATTGTCGTCTACAAAAGCGCCGTGTAGCTCTTTGATCCTCTGTAAAAACTGCGCCAGATCTACTTCGTCCATTCCTCCGGCGTTATTCAGCGTCCAATACACGATGGAAGCTTCGTCGATGGTATTACAGAATCCGCTTTTTATAAGGTCGTATGCGTCAATATTCTCCCTTAATCCCACTATGGTAGACTGGTGCGTATCATCACACCACAATGGATATATTGGCAGGCCTTCGTAATTCTCACCTTCGACTATTTCCTCGCCTCCGTTTTCCGTGTATTTGATGTTTAGTACATAGGCTCTTTTGTCGTTTACTATTGAGCCTTTACCGTCCTGCCATCTGTATTCTGTGAAGCCGTCCTCTTCATAAAATACCGCTCTTAAAGGTTTGTTTGCGTTTAGTTGCCAGAATCTAACTCCGGCCCTTATCTTGCCGGTGTCCTCATCTACAAGAGGCGCGAACTCCGTCACGGGGAATATTTCCAGATGATCCAAATTCCAATATCCAAAGCAAACGCCTCCGATGAGCGCGAGCTTTGTGGCCTTTAGAATTTTCTTTTCGAAGTCCTTCCCCAATTTGTCTTTTGTCGATTCTTCCTCGAAAGAAATGCCGTTGCCCAGAAGGTACTGTGCTAACTGCGTTGTAAACCGGCCGTAGAAATTAGAGGTCAATTTGTAATTTGATGTATATACGTCCGGCACTATCTCTCCGGTGACTTTTGTCAGCAGTTTCTGGTATTCCAGTATGGTGCGGTTTTTCTTTCTGTAATAATCCTCCGCTACTTGTGCCGTGGTGTAAAGGCTTGATGTTTGATGATCCTTTATAACTGCCTTCACAAAGTCCATTCTTTTCTGTTCGTTTTCTCCAACCTCAAGTAAATCTTGATAAGTTTTCATTTATGCTCCTTTAATTCAGTAAATAATTGTTAGAATTGTCGAATACATTTGCCAAACTCGTTTGCTTTACCCAGTTCCCGTTTATCTTTTTGTAAACTTCGCTTACTTCTACCCACGCGCCGTTTACCTTTAAATAGGCTGTGTCCTGTGCGCTCGCAGTAACCACTATCGTATGATCTGCGGATATGTTCGTAATGTCATAGCCGTAGTACGTTCCGGGTGTGTATGGCTCGTCCAATGTTATAGCCACCTTGAACTGAAGCGTATCGTTGTTGGAAGCACTTCCATCGTCTTTGCTGAACTTGACATCAATATAATGCTCGCCTGCTGACATTGAATAGGTCAATGTCTGTGCGGATGATATATTATGTGACGAAGTGTTACAAGCCAATTTATAGCTTGAATCCGATATGGTCGCACCACTACTTCCTGCGGGATAGTAGTTTGTATTGAGTGCTGTGTCTATATTACCGAACACACCGAAGTCATAGCCTTGCTCGGCATAGTTTATGTATGTGAATGTAATCGTGGCTGATACAGGAACATAGAAGTTAACTCTGCATACCGATGCGGATTTATCCACGCCCTTGTTGTTGCTGACATAATACCCTGTGCTACTGTTTAGCGTGAATCCGTAAGTGCCGACATTTTCTACTTCATATGATTCGGCTTGCCCTTGCCTCTGCGTAAACTGACTTGTAACATCCGTTCCGTTGTCCTTGATGGTGATGCCGGAGATAGTGTCCGTTCTTATCTCGACATCTGTGCCTTCTAATGGATTCGTATCCGATGCGGTTACGGTCGCTGATGTGCTGTTGCTGATCGTGACATTGTGGTAGACAGGAACTGTATAAGTTACCTCTATCTCCGCACCGTAGACGTACACATACGAACCCGATGATGTACTCGAACGCCTTAATGGGATACGGATGCCGAAGTTTGTCCCGTAGCCTTTCAGCGTTTCCCAAGTAAGTGTTGACGGAATCGGGAATGTGAAAGTCTGTACCGATGTTGATAAAGACGATGTGACCGTAGTGCTACCAATAGATGTCGTTCCGTTATATAAGGACATCCTATAGGAAGACGATGTTGACATATACGATTCATTCGCCTTGATCTTGATCGTAAACCCTGTTACCTCTGCATCGCTTGGTATGTCGCTGAAATTGAATCCTCGCAGATAACAGTAATAGGTATTCGATGTAGAGTTACGTGTGTTTTGTACGGATGCATATGTAGTACTGTCCGTGTTGGTATACATATTATTGGGATTGGTTACAGTAACATATGAACTGTTATTCCTGTAATACGTACTTGGTACTAATCTCATTGTAGCCATATTATATCACCTTCAAATAAATGTCACCGTTAACACCTGTACTTGATGACGGATTGCTTGAACCTGTATAGATGGTTGAGAATGTAACCGTTCCCGTTACTGAAGCAATTCTATCATCATCGTCTACATCGCCTATCTTGACCGTTGTTCCGCTCAATATGGTGTTGGCTGATAATCCGCTTACCGAAACCGCTTTGATGACTTGGTTTCCCGTAAGATACGTTCCGCTCATTATAGTTTGGTCGGTAGTTGATGTATCGTATACGGTATAGCCTTGGGCTGTTAACTGTTTGGTTGCACTACCCGTAATATCGACTTCGCCTTGAGTCCCACTTGATATATATCCTGCGGTTACTGATGGTGTTATTAAATTATAACCATCAGCGGTTGCGGTAATCTTTCCCGATGATGATATGCTCACGGACATCATACTTGATATGTCAATCGCTTCATTTACGGTGGTACTACCGCTTGGGATGGAAGCACTTGCATAATTGGTTACATCCTTTGTACCGCTTGATGTGACATTGAGTGTTCCGCTAACTAATTCGCTTGCTGATACTGTTACGGCAGTACCTGTCTTGGTGCTTCCTGTGATGTATCCCGTTGTATTGGTTACGCTCGGTGTGACTGATACAGAATGGTTAGATACAGTTCCTTTTGTGGCGGTCGGTGTTCCCGTAGTTCCTGTTGCTACTGCCTTGCTTGCTTGTTCCGCATAGTATCCACTTGGAACTGTAACCGTTGCACCGCTTGCCGTTAGGTCTGATGATGACCTCTGTGTGATACCGCTACCGACATAGTTTGACGGAATGGCGTTTACTGTTACTACGTTTTCCATCATGTAATTTGCGCCACCGATGGTTTGTGAGGATTCGGTTGGTGTTATAACCGTACCTGATGGAACAGCATTATAACTCATTGGCTCTCCCTGTTTTGAGTACCCATCAGACAGCCATCCTTCTTTGTCCCCATCGGCTACAGAAATTTCCATACGAGGATATTCACGCCACTTGCGTTGATTGCCCTCGGTGTAAAATGAAGAACCATATATATTAACGAATGGGTCTGCACTCGGCACACTCACCGCCACGCTCGACAGTCCATCATATCCGCTGTCAGCCGTGACTGTGGATGTTCCCGCTGAATCTACCGTATAGGTCTTGGCTTGCAGGTTTGGTGTCGGTGCGGACACATTTACATCTACCGAAGCGTATTCTGCAACATCTATTCCCGTTCCGTTTGCGCTGATGCTCTTCGTCCCTTGCGGTCTTATGTATGTTTTGATTTGGTCGTTATCGTCGGTGGCTTTTATGCCTGTGACCCCTGTGTATTCATCACCGAATATTTCTAATGTGTCCATATAAAGCCTCCTTTATGTTGTTGGTGCCCATACCGCTATCCATTTGTAGGTGCGACTCGTGCGGAAATACCCTGTTGTGTTACTTAACACTGGATGATAAACCTCATTTGTAACATAATCTGCAATGTTTGACTCTACGTTAATGTTTCCACTGGTTCCAGTAGCAGTGCCACTTGAATTTGTGTACCTTCTTGCATAAAAAGCATACATACTGTTTGGAGCAACTCCAGTATATTGATACCAGTTAAAAATGCCACACGCATAAAAAGACGATGCAGGAACCAAACCACTGGACACGTCAGAAATCATCGCTAAAATTGGAGCGTCAGTATGCGAGTTAGTAAACGTGATAGTTGTATAATTTGTGTCCTCACTCGGTGTCCAAGTCCCTTCCTCATACTCAAGACCGCTCACGCTTGGACTACCGCCTCCATCGGGAGGTAATATAATAAATCCGTCTTGGTCTTGCGTTACACTTCCACCACCCGTGGCTGTGCCTGTTATAAGCGCACCTGTCCTGTCGTGGGCTGTATAACCTTGCATCAGCTTATCGGCTGTTACGGTATCACCTGTTAAATCTATCAAAGTGTTGCCATTGTAGATTATCTTGTTCTTTGCCATTTTTTCTATCCTATCGTTACTGTTGTTCCGTAAGTATTGGCTGATTCAACATAAGGAATTGCGTTGACTGTTACCTGTGATAAGCAGTTATATCCAGTATCTGGAAGTATGGTCTGGGATGATGCAGTAGGCGTTACTGTCTTGCTCTGTGGATGCATTCCTTCGCTTCCGCTCATAGTTCCTGTTACACCGAGGATTTCAACATTCTCACGGATATTGTTTGCCACCAATGCCGTTAAACTTGCAGAATCCAGAGTGACTGTTCCACTTCCATCGTGGTATCCCTGCGGTACTGTGTAAGGTACTGTCTTGTCAGAAATAACTCCTTCTACCGCTCCTCTATTGGGCATTGTACCTGTTATCTTGTTGCCATTTACATAGGCAGTTTTTGTTGCAAGGATTTCTCCTGCTAATGCGGTTGCATCACTTGTGTCGGAATCTTTTGTGGATGTTCCTTCTGTTTTGACACCATCTCTTCCGTAGAAGTATTTTCCGCTTGCAACATCGCTTGCTACAGCAGTAGTATCAGTTAGGTCAATCAGTACAGTACCGCCATAGATTATCTTGTTTTTTGCCATTATCAATTACCTCCGATAATTAAATCATCTTCGCCTGCAATATATACCGTTAGTCCGCTTTCGTTGGATGTTTCATAATACGGTATCTTTAATACAGTCACATCATCTGCCATTAGTTTCTCTTTTGTTTCAAGGATCGTTTGCTGATCCTTTTTCGGTGTGACTACATATTCGCCACGGTATACATCATATGTTTCACCGCTTATGATTATAGATTCCTCTATGGTGAAATTTACCTCTGGCTCTTCAAATGTAAATGTAAATTCCTCGTCACGCCTTGCTAATTCAAACGGGTATTCAATCGGCATATAGCACCTCGTTCTTTAAATTATTCTCCGTTTTGATAATAAACTTGTTTGAACTTGCTCGCTTCACTTTCAGCCCGTCTTGATAAATCCAGTTCAACTGTACCTTAACATCCCGTGTGGGAAAGCGTAGCGTTTCGTTCTGTGTCAAATATACCTGCACCGTATGCTCCGTTATGGTGACATCATCGCCAGTCTTGGTCAGTATCTCCCTCTCATCTGGCGTGGCAAATGTTACCCATACCTGCCTTGCTTGTCTCATATCCAAGCCGTCTGGTGCAATAAATGTATATGTTGGTGTAACGCCTCTAAACATCAATGCCTCCTTTTAACTATGCGTTTTGTCTTGACCCAATATCGAAGTGCGTCCATATCGTGGTCGTTTATTTTAATAGGCCTTTCCCTTCCTTCATCGTTATCCCATACGTATCCGGCTATCTCCTTCCAAAAATCCTCGAGATCTGGGCTGATCTTTATCAGCCCTTTTTGCAAGGCCGTGGCTGTCTCTCTGATACCATCTTCTACCGCATTATCTGCGTCCCTTACTTTGTATCGTGATCTTTTCCGTAAAGAAGCTTTCATACTCGATGCCGACGGGTCTATTATTACTTCTATCTTCTGCCCGTATTGTAGCACAATATCTTCTGTAAGTAAATCTAAATCGTCAGCGTAATCCTCATCAGTTTTTTGTCTGCCTTCCTTGCGTCCGGAATAGTAATAATTTCTGTATGCGTACCATACGCCTTCCTGCTTTCCCCATAATAGTCCTGCGAAGGCGTTCTGCGTTCCGTAGTCAATGGACAGCCCTATCTCTTCGAACATTCCTGTGTAGTCTCCGGTCTCCGAATTTGTCTTTGGCGTTCCTTTTGCTTCTTCGTACATAGGGTATATTAGGCCTTCTGCTATGCACCGCTCTCCTAATATGTCTCTCCTGTACCAAATTGATCCTTCTACATACTGGCTGGCTATCTCCTCCTGTCGCTCTGGCGTAATCGACAGATTATCTGCCATCGTGAAATGCTGGTATTGGTAGCCTCCTTTGTATTGATCTTTATATAGGTCTATGTAATTTTCGTATATTGGGTCTGCTGGGCTGGACGGGTTGAGATCCCATAGCACTAAAGGCCGGTTTGAAGCTACTTGACGTCCAAAAGCGACTTTTATAAATGATGTCCTCGAGTCTTCGCAGTCGTAATGCTCGTTTATCTCTGTTGCTATCCAAAGCCCGTAGGAGTTTCCCAGTATCTTCTTGTACGAGTCTGCTTTTCCGCCTCCGGCGAATATAACTACCTTTTCGCCTGTCTTGGTCTGTATTATAAGGGCTTCATTACCCTTGTACTGTCCCCACCTGCATCTTCCTTTGAAAAGGTTTTCCAGCCCGTATCCATTACAAGCGCCTATGTTCAGTTTGGCGTTGCCTATGGTTGATCCGCTTGCAAGGTGTATTTTGTCCGCGCAGGTCTCAAGGTACATAGACGCTATTATGCAGTGGTCTATGGTCTTTCCGGATCGTATCGCGCCTTCTGCCACGTTCATCTTGTTGTTCAGCGCGTTTTTTATGTAGGCCTTGTGTTTTTGTGAAAATGGTTTCCAATCAATCGTCTGCATTCAGTAACTCCGCGAGCGGTGTGAGATCCTCTATCGCCGTTATGGTCTGTTCTATCGTGTCTTTCTGGCCTAAATAATTCTTGCCCAAGAATATCGCCATCGCTGGGCTTTTCTCCGCTAATTTGAACTGCGTACGGCGCAAGGATATTTTGCCGTAACTGCCGAATGTTTTATATAGCTCCGCAAAAGTCTTTTCATACTCCCTTTTGCAGAATCTCTCTATTGTATCTATGGAACAACCGAAGAAGCCGGCTATTTCTTCTTCGGTGCACATAATGCTACACAGCTTCTCAAACTGTGTTTTATCTATCTCTATTCTGGGTCTGCCTGTTCTCGCCACCGGTCTGCACTCCTTTGTATTTATAAACTATGTCTCCGTGTTCGTCCTTCCGGTCTGGTGCTAATATGCCTCGTATGCTCTCGCTGGGCTGGACGGATTCTTGGGCTTGTTCCAGTTGTTGTGTAAATAGTCCGCCATACTCATTCGCAGTCTTAACGCTCTGGCTTGATTAGTGCCTGTGTTATATGAGGTTGCTTCTACCCAGTTAAAGCCGAACATTTCATCGATATACGGGCTTATGTCGCTCCAGTGCACTTCTCCCTTCTCTCTCGCTATAATAACAGCCTGCCCTATATGGCCTCTATGGCTGTTAAACTCTGGCGGTACTCCGCAACAATTGCAAGCGTCGTTGTAGTCCCTGCATTGTGCGTCGCTCGAGTGGAATCGCATTCCCAGATCGTGGCAATACTCGCTCATTTCCTTTATTGTGGGGATTTTAATTGCCCTTGAGAGCCTCTTATATCCGTTCTGGTGGCTGTTTTTCATATAGAATGTATGAATGTCATAGCCGGCTATTTTCGACATTTCAGCGTACCGTTTTTTGAGGTTTTGATCCGCTCTACTTTTTATACAAAAGAACTCTGTTGTTACGCTGTCTGCTCCTGCGTCCTTTGCGCGTCTTATAAGCTCTCTCCAGTCGTCGCTCACTCCTATTATGTATGGCCTTAATCTCAAAGTTACGTGTATGCCTGCGTCTGTCAGTCTTTTGATCGCTTCCAGCCTCTCCGTCGAACTGTCTACGCCTTTTTCCATTCTTCTGGCCTTTTCATCGTCATTCGTTATGATCGATATTTTGACGTGCCAATTATGTGCGTGTTTTCTAAACAGACTCATATACCTGTCGTCTTTTGTCCACCACGTGGCTTTTGTGCTTAATGACAGTGGATAGTCTATCTGGTCGAAATACTTTAACAGTTCCAGTGTGATCCCGTGGGCTTTTTCGTATTCGTCAAACTCATCTGCCATTCCTCCCCACTGCATCACTTTCCTTGCCTGTATGTACGGAAAGAACTGCCGTTCGTTCTTGGTTACAGCTTTCTCATCGTTCGCGAATGCGCTGTCGAAAAGGTTTTTTACTTTATCCGGATTGACGCATCTTACATCGCCAATTTTGTAATCCGTCAAGATGTGCGCCTTTTGGAAATAAGCGAAGCAGTAGATGCAGTTGTAACTGCATTTGCTATATGTATCGAATGTCATTGGCATACTGCAGTCCGCTATCTCGTTTGTCCATCTTGGTGATCCGTAATTTTTTGTTAATTCACTACTCATTGTCCACCCTTATTGCTGTCGTCTTCGTTCCCTGTTTGCACTGGCCTTCGTAGCCGTGTTCTTCTGCCCATTCGTTTGCTTTATCGTAGTTGGGGAATTTCAGTATTACTATCCAGCTTTCGTTTAACGGCTCGAATCCCCAATCGTCGTCCCAGTCCACTTCTCCTACGTCGTCCTCTTCCAGCAACACTGCTATTTCATCTGGTCGGAATCCGGTACGACTCAAGTCCATCCCTTCGAGGCTTCGTAACACGTCTCTTAATTTGTCGTAGTCCCATTTGCCTTTGATCCTATTAAGGGCTAACGACAACTGCTTTTCGTCCTTTAGGCTTAAATTTACTACCGATACTTCTGCTTCTGTCTCTCCCAGATCCTTTAACACCTGCACTCTCTGGTGGCCTCCTACTATATTGCCCGTTCTTTCATTCCATACAATAGGCTCTACATATCCAAAATTTTCGAGGCTGTTCTTGATGTCTTGGTACTCTCTATCCTCCGGCTCTAATTTGATCCTTGCATTGTACTCCGCCTCTTTCAGCAAACCGATGTCCACTCTCTTAATCATTTCTCCTCCATATTTATGATCGTTACCGGCGTGATCTCCGGCGCTGTTACTCCGTGATTCTCCAGCCAGCCTTTTATGTCTGCATCTTTTTCGAAACTGATGTATATGTCGAACGGCTGTTCTCTCTGCTCCGGCTCTTCTACTGTTCTCTTTGTTACGTCCAGTTTGTCTATGTCCTCATCTAAAAATCCGGTAAACTTTTTTTCCTCCGGTGTCATTTCGCTCAATAGTGCTTCAAGCTTTTCAAAGTCCCACCGGCCTTCGGCCTTGTTGAGCACTATGTTCAATTCTTTTTCGTCGTAGTCGTCCAAATCTACTACAACAGCCTCGACTTCTTTTATGTCTTGGCTCTTTAATACTGATATGCGCTGGTGGCCTCCTATAATAACATTGTTTCTTTCGTTTACTACTACCGGCACTACCAGCCCAAATTTGCCCAAACTGTTATTTAGCGCTTCCCATTCGTCCATTCCTTTTTTGAGGTCTACTCTGGGATTGTACGGCGCTGGCTTTAGGTCTTTGATCTCGAATACTTTAGTTTTCATTCTTCCTCCTCAATGGTATTTTGGTGTCTTTTATAATCACTCTTACTTCCTGCGCGTTTTTACTTTGCGGTGCGAGTATTTCTGGGTAAGTTATGCAGAGCCTTTTTACTACTTTTTCATTTTCGTCCGAATGCCACGTTTTATAACAGCCTCCGCTATTTGTCCGGTGCTTTGCATCTACCGCGATGTAATTGTGTCTAAAGACTCTGCCCCCATTGCGCAAAATTCTCGAACATAATTCTATATCCTCTTTGGTCTTGTATCGTTCATCGAACTTCATATCAAAGCCTTCTGCAAATCCTATAACCGTATTTACAGTAACTTTTGTTGATATTGTCGGGGACATAAAATACTCATTATAAACTGGGTATATGCCGAATATTTTCCCTCCATTTCTTTTTGTGTGGTCGAAGCAATTGTTTATTATCCTTGCGAACATTTCTCTGCTTTCGACCGGTGCTAACTTGCCCTTTTTTATTATACTGATTCTGCGTATATCGTCGTCCAGCATTAAGATATTGCAATCAAAATGCCGTAAAATATTATTCCTCGCTTCCGTAACGGTGTTTGCCCTTGCCAGTATTATATTCGACATTCCTGCGTATTTTTGATAAGCCTCATAATCATCTGCGGTCTGTACGAATGTAAATATTCTGTCTTTTGGTATATTTAAGATTTCTAAATACTCCAGCGTTATCTGCCTCTCCGGCCTGTTATATGATGGTATTGCTATTATGAAATTCTCCATCAAATATCCTTTCCCTTAATTCACTCGAACTTAATCCGTGTTTTCTTTTGTTGTAATATATCTTTATGCCAAGGTCTTGGCATTCGCTTTTGCCGGTGAAATCCTTTCCCACATAATCTTCGCCTACGAATCTTATGTCTATCGGCAGTGATTTTATTGCCAGCAATAAATCCGCTTCGCCGTCCAATGGTATTACTTCATCTACAGCCCTGTGTGATCGGATTTGTATATATCTTTCGAACGCTGACTGTACCGGCTTGTTTTTCTCCGGCCGGTCTGTTGTAGGGTCGATTATAAGGCCAACATATAAATAGTCGCAGTACCTTTTGCATTCGTCCAGCATTAGTGCGTGTCCTGCGTGTAAAAAATCTCCTACTACCGATGTAAATCCTCTAATCAATTTCTGCCAATACTCCTTCCGCAAATTTTGTAATTAGATCTGGGTCTTTTCCGTATCTGGTTAGTCTTAATATGAACATAAATTCAAGTGCCTTAACTGCTTCTAAAATTCCTTTATCCGCCAGCACACCGTCCAGCCTCTTTAACACCATCTTAAGTCAATTCCCTTCCCTATTTTGAAAATTCTCTCATAGCCGTCTATGGACATTCTTAACTTTGCAAAGTCCAATAAGTATGAAGAGGCTTGTTGATCCGGCCGAGGATCGATGTAATAATTAGTCCAACCTTTTACTATGATATTACATAATGTCATATCGCCGTGGCTGGCTGACGCGTTCTTCTGGAACAGGCTGTCTAATTTGCACAGTTTGTCCTTGCATATTTCTATCTGTTTGTCTATTCTTTTGTCTCTGCCTTTGTTTGCGTCTAATATTTCCAGTAGCCTCCACGTGGCGAACTTGCCGAGCCGTCTTTTAGCTTCTTTATTTATGTCATTTATGATATCCTCGAAAGATGATCCGTCCAAACAGTCGCAAGCCAACTCCCCGTCGATATATTGCATATAGAGGTTTTCGTATACGTTGCCCAATATGCGCGGATGCCTTAATGCTGTGTTTTCTGCCCACTCCTTAACCTTTTCCGCCTCCTCGATACTGTTCATCTGTTTCACAACAATATCGCCGAATTGATAAATCTTTGCTCCAGATCCTCCTTTAAGTTCTCGAAAATCTTTGTTTATAAAATCATCTAATGACATTCCTTTTTCATCTACATAAAGGTCTGCTAACGGTTTGCCGAATATAATCTCGTCATACGCCACTTGGTGCCGGTCGAGCCATTCGATTAGCGTTGCTTCGTTTTTTGCCTTTGCTTTGCCTCCGTCTCCGTTGCACGAGCCCATACCTCTGGCTGTGTATAATATGATCCTTGCACCTAAATGATCGTGAAGGTAATTTATCTTGTCTATCGTGGCCTGCATTGGTATGGCGTTTTCATAGCCGAGCCTTTTTCCGTCCTTGCAAATTGTATCGTCTATGTCGAATACTATTCTTGGTGTCATTGTTCTCCTCCTTTTGTCCTATTATAGCATATAGTTTTTTTTAGTACAATAAAAAACACGCATTTAAGCGTGTTTTAATATCTAATGTGCAATTTCTTGTCTTTCCAGTTTTCGACGTTCTCTGGTACTGTTTCGTACTTTTAATCGCTTTTATTTTGATAGCCACCACTTGTAGACTTCTTCGCCTGTTTTCCACTCTGTTGGCTTTTTTTGCGTTGCAGTAACATTCGGTCGAATGCTCGGATGTAGGCTTCTTTTATCTTTGGGTAGCGTTCGAATTGTTTTAGCCTTTCCTTTTTATTTGCCATCGGACACCCTATGCACCCTAATCGTTTGAAGCCTTGATCGTATAGCTCGCAGTATGGAATATTGTATCTGTTTATAAACTCCCACACTTCATCAGTCGTCCAGTCAATTATTGGGTTAAGAATGAATCCTTTGCTCTGCATACAGAACCTTACCATATCTTCGTCCATATTGTCTGGGTCGAGTCCTTTTCTGCGATCCGTCAATTTTGACGTCTGCGGAATTTCGAGTCCGCTTCTGGCTTTTCGCCTCCGGTTTGATTCATCCCACCTTACACCAGTGATTTTGTCTCTGCCCTCGCCTCCATCTTCTTTTAAGTATTGACAGCAGTACCTAACTATCCGTGTCGGAGGCATTTTCTTCTTCGGGATCAAGTTCCACATTGTGATCACCTTGCCATCCTTATCCCTTGGAAAATCCATACTTACATCTGGGTGATTCTTTTTTATAAACCGTATAAGCTCCGGTGGGTCTACTGTTGTGATCCTGTAATGAGCATCATATTTTACTCCAGCCATATCGCATAGGGCTTTTATAACGCAACTGTCTTTGCCTCCGCTAAAGGCTAAATACCAACTTCCTCCTCTTGGCTCAATCTGTTTGATCCTCTCTATTGACGCTTCCAGTTTCGTCATTCCGTAGATGTTCAACTGATCTAACATTTATTCCTCCCATCTTTCTTCTATGATCTCTGCGAGTATCTCCGGCAACAGATAACATCTAATCGTTACATCTAACGCTTCTACGCCTCCATTGTCGAATGTGTCTTTGAGGTCTCCTCCAAATTCTTCGAGGGCTTCTCCTAACAATTCCCAAATTGTGGGTTAAATATTCTTCTGCTTTGTATCGGTTGAATGTGTAACTTCCGCTTCCATTTCCGGTTACGCTGTCGTTAACCCACATATCGTCAAACAACTGGTCGTAGGCTTCTTCTTTATCCTCGTAGGCTTCTGTGATCCGCTTTCCAATCCATTCTTCCTTTTCAGCAATCGCCTGTGCGATGTCCTCTCTCATCGCCTGTCTGTAATCGTAATCCATTTTGTTGCCTCCTTCTTCCTACCAAACCTTTATACGGCTTGCTATCTCATATAACATTTCGTGATCCTGCCAACTGATGACGTCCCTGTCGAAGCTCCGGTCTATCTCCCAGAACACTCTATTTCTTTGTTCTTCGTCTCCTATGTTCTGGATCGCTGTTACTAACTTCTTGAATCCTTTTGGCTTTTCGATATACATTGTGTGATCTCCTTTCTATGGAGGAGGCTTTAAGCCTCCTCATCTAACTTCCTTGCCATTCTCTCTATATCTATAAGTTCTTTGTAAGCTCTTTCTTCTCTAATCTTCGCCAGCTCATCGTCTGGATACTTTTCGAGGAACTCCTTTTCAACTGTCCATACTCTTAATGCTTCTCTCCAAGCCAGTTTTAATACTCTCTGCTGTGTCATTGTTTTTCTCCTTTCAAATCGCTTTGTTTTATCTTACAATCAAAGTATATCAAATTATTTTTATATTGTCAATAACTTTTTTAATTATTTTCTAAAAAATTTTTTATATAAAAAGAAGCCCTTTATTCTGGGCTTCTTAACGCTATTATAGCTTCTTTGATCGCGTTTATATATTTGCTATATAATTCCGCTTCCTGTAGCCTCTGCTGGTGTATTGCTTTGTTTCTTTCCCTTTCGAAGAAATATGCTATATCTTTCAATCGGTCTGCCGTTCTGTCGTTCCTTTCTTCCTGCCGTGATCCTTCTTTATACTTGATGTAAATCTCACACCAAGCGCAGTCCCATTCCATGCAGTTTTTGCATTGATCCGATATTTTGTTTGGCATTGTTTTACTCCATCTTTGCTCCACAGTTGGGGCAATAATTTGTTGGGACACAATCCACTTCTTCGCCGCACAGATTACAAGTGAAGACAGAGCCAAGACCTTTTACAAGTTCACCATCGCTATCGAGTGGTTTCCGCTCTATCCATCTCCCCACTTTTGGCTCTGCGGTAGACACGCAAGCAAGTAAGCACATAGCGTGGTTAATCCCTATATTGTAATCATCATCGTAAGGCAACCCGTTGTTTTCCATGTCGTTCTTCAACATATCTATCGCATCTTTTCTTCTTATAAGGTCACTCATCGGCTTCTCCTTTCGTTCGGTCTCCCAATAATGCTCCACACTGTCTGCAATATAATTCGTATTCTATGTTTTGAACCATCACACGGTCACCGCAGAACGGGCACATCAGTTCTTCACCGCCATATACATTCGTTCTTCCTGTTCTTATCCACTTCCCCACCTTTGGCTCTGCATCGTGATACCCTTTGTTGTACTGGTCTCGGTCATATGCAAGTGCTTTTAAGAGTTCATTCCTATCCACAACTACTCCAACATCTTGCACCGCTTTGAGTATTTCATCATCCATATGCATTTTCATCTTGCCTTGAATCATCTCAATAGGACTTTGATATTTATATTCACTCATCGGTTCTCCTTTCAATCTGCTCTATAATGCCCGTCAAATCCTCACGCCCTTTAGACTTGATGTATGCAATCACGATTTCTTTCGCATCTGACCGTCCTCGTCTGTCCGAGAGTGCTTCATACGCAACGATTGCATTTTTCAGCGTTTCATCTGTCAAGAGTGATATTGTGTTGCTTAATTTCTGCTGTGCTTCAAGTTTCTGCTCGTTCTCTCGCAGTTTTCTTTCAAGACTTTCGACCTCACAATATTTTCTGTAATAATTGCGGATTGAGCGACGCCCCTCCATCAGTTCTTCCGCAATACCGAGTTCAAGTTCTTCATCGAACACGGCTATAATCTCTGACAAGGCTGTTCCTTTAGCCGAGCCTTTCATAGATAAGCCTTTTGCTATTATCCGTTCCTTGATGTTATTTCTTACCGTCTCAAAGATTTTTTCAAACTCTTTTCGGTCATCGTATTCTTTCATCACTCTCTCCTTTCACTTGCCTTGCAGAAAAAATCTGCTTCGTGGAATACCGTTATATCCGACTTATCGCAATCGTAAGTGTCTTTTAGTATGTGTTTATGTCCGTACTTGCAATCCTTACATTGTACGATTTCGATTAGTGGGCAATCGTCACAAGGACGGTCTAACAGTAGGGAAAGAGTTTCCTCGAATACCTTCCCTACATATATGCATTTTCGCTCATCGGGGTTGATTTTAGTCGAACAGTTAAAGGCGTTCTTCGGCTTCTCCATATTAGGTATATATACTCCCATATCATTCTCCTTTCGATTGAACTCCAACTATAAATTCGGTCGTATTTACATTTGATTGCATCCTTGCCCCACATCTTGGACAATAAGCAAAGTGTTCACGGGTATATATTGACCTTGCGTGTCCTTTACTCTTTACCTTGCCACCGCACGATGAACACATAAGGCTGTGAGTTCCGTCATTATTCTGCCCATATTCTATCCACTCTATTACTCCCATATCATTCTCCCTACTTTCTTTTTTTCATCTTATTCTTTCGATGAATCTTTTCTATCTGCTTGAAATCTCGCTTACCAACGTTCGCTTCTTTTCGCATTTTCTCAAGCCATTTAAAATCTCTATAAGCATCGCTTAAATATCCCATATCATTCCACCTCTTCTACTTCATACTCCCAACAATCGTCGAGATAGTCTTCTAACGGTTGCATTATTTTCATATATACCATTTCGGCGATTTTCTTATCGCTTATTAATTCGTGACAAGCATCTGCCACGGCTCGCCTAATATCTATGCGGTTAACTTTTATTACTCCCATTTTATTCTCCTATTCTAAATTCTCTGCTTTTATTGTGATCGTTTTTCCAGTTCTGTGTCTGTAAGATTTGTCTGCCATCCTCCACGTCTTGTAAAGCGCCCAGCCGACTGGATCATACACAGTGGGATTTATAAGCCCTTTGGCGTAGTTCTCTTTCAGTGCCTCTATGGCCTTCTCAATCGTCATCGCTTTCATCTTCTTCTCCTTCGTCCTCATTGTTATAATCGCACAAATCACAATCGCCTACGCAAATATGCGTATCGCATTCTTCTGTCCATCGCCATAAACTGCAACTCATTTTAAATCCTCCTCAACCATTCCGGTATTTCTATTTCGCTGGGTCTCTCCAGCCTTTCGCTGTTGTTTGATCGCTCTTTTGAAGTCGCCTTTAGTCGGATATTTCATTCCTTCAATCTCCTTCTCAAGCCATCTTATCTCTCGGAGTATTTTTTCTTCCTCTATCATTGTTGATCTCCTTTCTATCTTTTGCTTTTCCTTCTTCTCATTCGGCCTAGTGCTATATCTCGCTTCCGGTCTCTTTCTATAAGGTATAGCACTCCGTCCTTCTTTTTCTCCTCTGCTCTCCGTGTATATTCTTCATTCCTTGCCTTTTCGTATTCCTGCCACTTCTTGCATATTGCGTGACATTCTGCATTCCGGTCTGGGCAATCAATTTTACACGGTTGTTTCATTTTCTATTCTCCTAACAATTTGATATTTGATAATTTTAGTCTTAAATTTTCTGGGACTGCCAGTTGCGCCTTCTTCTCTTTTATGATCGCCTCATAAACCATTCTATAGTTTGCTCTGTCTGCCATCTGGTTTTGACTCATACAAAGGTTTTTCCAGCCCAGACGCTTTACTGCTTCTCTGGTGTTGTCGTCCATAGCGTCGTAGGCCTTTGCCTCGTTTGGCATTCCGTACAACGAAATGCACCTTGTTACCTGCTTCCAACTTTCACTCCAGTCAGTTCCGCTTACCATCATATCCGCTACGGTCTCCCTTATGTCTGCGATGGTCGGTGGGTACTTGTTTGTCGCGATGTACTTCTCTATGCAGGCTGTTGCTAAATCGCAAGGCAGATCTCCTATAAATTTGTACCACGTTTTCACAGCATATTCGTCCGGCAGAAAGTTCGGCGACGTGTACGCGCATTTCAGCCCCTTGGCTAATACCTTAAATTCATCAAATGTCATCTATCCAGCCCAGCCTTCCTCCGGCACTAATTTGCGTATTTTCGCCGGTCTTTTTGAGAGGGTATACTGTTTGCCAACTGTGTTCTATTGACTGGTTTAAAACGGCGATTTGGACGCCTGTGTCCGGTGAAATTCCGTCCAGTTTATTGAAAATAAGCTTCCACGCTCTTTCCGTCAGTGGCTTCTTCATCGCCTTCCGCATTTCCGCGAAGGCTTTTAGGGCTTCTGCCAGCTCCTCATCCTTTGTATATCCCTTTATAATATCATTAGTATTTGATCTTTTCGTATTTGATCCTTTAGTATTTAATTGTCCTTGAATTTCAAGCCCTTGAATTTCAAGCCCTAGATTTTCTGGGTCTTGTTTTTCTATGGGCTGTTCGTATATGTCGTACACATATTCTATCCTGCCACTTCCGGTCTGGTCTGGTGTCTGCTTCGTGATCCGCAAGTAGCCGGCCTCCTTCAGTTCTTTGAGTGCTGAGGTTATGGCTGTCTCGTTTTCTTTATTGATCGCGCACAGGCCGGCTATGCTGTAGTCCCAATTATCCGGTAACGATAGCATCTGGCTCAACAATCCTTTGGCTTTCAGTGACAGCTTTCTGTCTTTAAAATGGTGGTTTGACATAACGGTGTAATCTCGCGTTTTGTTGATCCGTAATATCATTCTTTGTCTCCCAGTCTATAAACGCCGTAGGAGTATCTTTCTCCGAATTGATTTGTTCCGGTCATTGTTACGGTCTCTATCATTACGCCTTTTCTGCGTAATTTCAATATGACGTCCGAAAGCCTTCCTACACTCATCTTTCTGGCTTCTTCTTGGTTAATACTTTCGTGTGTCTGGAGATATTCAAGTATTCTGTCCTGCTGGTTCATTTGTAACTCCTTCCGTATTCTCTTATAAAATCATCTGTAGTTTTGTTGTATTCGGTCTCCCACGCTACTTGGCAGATCCTTTTTAGCGTTAGATCCGCCTGCCGGTTTAGGTGTACTCCTCTATTTGACATATTATGATCGTTCGCACACAGGTAGCACCAACAGCCGTCTTTTTCCGACTTGCGTCTATTCGCGCCTCCGAATATGTGGTGTTTGTGCAGATTGAATGTCGTACCGCAAATGAAACATATCTTTTGATCTCCTAAAAGCGACTTACTCATTCTTTCCCCACTCCCTGTTTATCTGGCTTTCCAAAAGCCTCATTTGCAATTTGATCGAGTTTATAGCCTCTTGGTTTGCCTTGTATACGGCTTCTGCGACGTCTCTCCGGAATCTGGCCTCCGCTACGCTGGGTATGCCGTAACAGGTCTTGTCTATCATTCCCACGGCCATTCCTTCATCGCGAAGCTTCAAACATTCCTGTCGTAATAGCACCTTGTAGTCCTTTTCGGCCTGCGCGTAGGCTGTCCCATTTTCCCTCAACTGCTTTACACTGTAATCCAGTTACGCTGTCTTTTGCTGTAACTCTTGAAATAACTCCATCGTATCCTCCTTTAGAACGGCATATCAAAATCCATTTCGAAGTTAGGCTCTGGTTGTGCTTCTTGTTTGGGCTGGGCTTCAGTCTCCTGCTTAGCCTCGTTCTTTTCTCCCCACTCCAGAAATTCCACGCGCTCCGCTATAACATCTGTAGTGTATATTGTCGCGCCGTCTTTGTTTGTGTAACTGCCGGTTTGCAGTCTGCCCTGCACTCCTACCAGTCTGCCTTTCTTCAAAAACCTCTCGCAGTTCTCTGCCTGCTTCTTGAATACTGTGATCCTCGGAAAATCCGTTTTCTTTTCGCCATCTGTGGTGATTCTGTCTATGGCGATTGAAAATGTACATACTGCCATCTGCGTATTCGCAGTGTACTTTACTTCTGGATCTTTCGTAAGCCTTCCTATTAATACTACGCTATTCATTGTTATCTCCTTTCCCACTTAAATATAACATTCTCTTTTCTGTTGGCTCTCTGGCTCAACTCCAACTTTGTTATGATCCTCTTACCGTTTACGTCTCCGGTCTCTATAGTGCTAACATATATGCCTTTGATCTCGTTGGGATCGTTAAGCGTGTAGCCCTGCCCATTCGGCTTTGGATTCGTTGCACAAGGTAAATATATCAGTGGTGCTGTGTACAGCTCCCTTCCTATTCCCCAGTTAAATCCGGCGCGCTTGAAGCTGTCCGAGGCTTCTCCTTTTTCTTTCTCTGTGTAGGACTCCGTTCCACAGTCCCACTTCCAGATCCATTCTTTTTTCTGGCCGTCCCAGATCCCTATACCGCAGTAGAGGTTTCCTTTGACTTCCTTATGATCTCTCTGCCAGTTAAACTCGCCTACGGTTTCGTCCAAAATTGCCATATCCACTCTGGCGTTCTTATAAAGCAGGAAGGTAACTCCGCTCTTAAAAATACCTCCTACTCTTACCTCGATGTCCTGTGCCTGTAATGCTCTAAAGTTCATTTTCTTCTCCTTTCTTCTACATACAGATCGTCCAGCGCCTCGTTAAACAAGTCTAAAAGGTCCTCAACGCTTGTGCTCTCAAAATAGCCGAAGTCTATTTTGAGAAATTCTTTTGCTTTCTCTTTGCAGTCCTCGCAGTAGTCGCTTCCCCAAGCCGGCTCGCCACAAATGTCGCAGACCTTGCTGTTCGTATAGTCGTCGCTTCCGCAGTTAGGGCAGTGTCCGCGCTCCTCGTATCCGTATTCCAGCCCGTGGTATTCTCTGCTTACTGCCGGCTCTTCGAACACCGCTCCGCAATCCTCGCACTTAAACATTCCAGTCTCCTTTCAATATAACTTCAACGATATAGGTAACTAAAAGTTCTCCTAATAATGATCCTGCTACAAATAGTAATCCTTCCATCTGGGTCTCCTTTCATCTTTTGAAAAGGTATTCATAAGGTGCATCTGTGCGTAGCGCTCCTTTTACCTTTTCCATTTCACTTAACTTCCATTCGCGCTGGCCTGCCATTTTGTTGTACCAAGTCACCTCTGTGATCCCCAACAGATTTGCCAGTTCCCTGCCGGTTAACTTCCTACGCGCCATTTCTGCCTGTAAATTCTGGAACATATAACTCCTCCTTTCTGTGATCTGGTGGGGAATGATCCCCACCGCTTTGCTTCTGCTTATTTATAAAACTTCATCTTACAATGTAATTTTATCAAATTATTTTTAGTTTGTCAATAA